CAGAAAAAAACAATTGTTAATCTAAAAAAAAATTAATACTTTTGTAATATGGGATTCAACAAAAAGATTGTAGGTGATTTACAAATACATGAAATAGAAATGAACCCCGAAAATATTAAGTATTATCTTAAAGCTGATGCTATATTATTTTCATCTAAAGAAATTGAAATTAAATTTAAAGAATATGAGAAACAATATAGACCCCAATGAAGTTCTGTTAAGAAAACTTGAAAAACCAGTTCATATTAATTACATTTGTGATTATATCCTACGAGTTGGAATTGACGAAACAAGAAAACGAATCGAAAAACTTGTAAGTGAGGGTATTCTTGAAGAAAGTAAATATGGAAAAGAATATTATGTCAGAACAAAAAGAAATGGTTAATCATCCCGACCATTATGGGGGTGCGTCAAATGTTTACGAAGCGATAAAAGTCATTGATGCTTGGGGTTTAGATAAAGATTTTTATTTGGGTAATGCTGTTAAATACTTATCACGTGCTGGTAAGAAAGAAAACGTGGTTCAGGACCTGAAGAAGGCTATATGGTATATTGAAAAAAAGATAGAAAAATTACAGAATGATTGAAAATTATATTAATAAAGTTATTACCGGAGATTGTATTGAGGTGATGAAAGATATGCCCGAAGGATGGGTGGATTTAATTGTAACATCCCCACCTTACAACTGTAATATCCCATATGATACACATATTGATAATACAAATATGGAAGATTACTGGATTTGGACTAAACATTGGTTAATTGAAGCGTTTAGACTATTAAAAGACGATGGTAGGGTAGCAATTAATATTCCCTATGAGGTTAATGTACAAGATAGAGGTGGTAGAGTTTTTTTTGTTTCTGAGTTTTATCAGATAATGAAACAAGTTGGTTTTAAGTTCTTTGGTGTTGTTGACCTTGAAGAGGACTCACCACATAGAAGTAAAACAACTGCGTGGGGTTCTTGGATGAGTCCGTCTTCGCCATATATTTATAACCCAAAAGAATGTGTTATCTTGGCGTACAAGAAAGTTCATATTAAGAAAGTAAAAGGTGAACCCCAATGGAAAGGAGTACCTTATCTAACTGAAGAAGGGAAGAATAAAGTTGCTTATTCTGAACAAGATAAGAAAGAGTTTATGGAATTGGTGTTTGGACAATGGAAGTATTTTGCTGACACCCGTACACTAACAAAGGCGACGTTCTCCATGGATATTCCCGAAAAGGCAATCAAGATATTGTCATACAGAAATGATGTGGTATTAGACCCCTTCAATGGCTCAGGGACCAGTTGTGTGGCGGCGGTTGTTCATGATAGAAGATGGATTGGTATTGAATTGAGTGAGAACTATTGTGAAATTGCTAAACGAAGAATACAAAGTTTTGTTGACCAAAAGAACCAACAGAAGTTACAATTTGAAAACGGAGTTCAGTAAACTCCGTTTTTTTATTTATTTGTATATTTATAATAAAATATTATGATGAAAAATTCAGAGATTATTAAATTTTTATTAGAGACACAAACTCAGTTTAGAGTATTACATTGGCAAACAAAATCATTTGCTAGACATAAAGCCTATGGTAAAATATATGACTCACTTGATGATTCAATTGATAAGTTTGTTGAAGTTTGTATGGGTAAACACGGAAGACCAACTTTTACAGGTGGTTACACTTTATTGGGTAGTGATATTGAAGAACTTGATTTAACTGAGTTTATTAATTCAGTATGTGAATACTTGGTTGGATTGTCTGAAGACTACGACCCAAAGATGGATTCCGATTTATTAAACATTAGAGACGAAATATTAGCACAAGTTAACAGATTGAAATACTTGTTAACTTTAAAATAGAGGTATATTACTTTTTTACTTTAAAAGGTTCATCATAATGATGAACTTTTTTTTTGTTACAATATTTATTATTAATGAAAAAGATAATTTCCGAAGGTGGTATTAGAAACATAAGAGAACTTTCTGATAGATACAAAAAAGCAAAGATATACTTTCACCAGGATTTAGATGGTGTTGCGACAGCATTGGCGATGAAGAAGTATTTGGAAGACAACGGAATCAAAGTTGTTGATGTTGAGATAATACAATACGGAGATAAGGAATTTGCAGTTAAGAAAGCGGATGCTGAAGGTGAGATAATGCCAGTTCTTGTTGATTTTGCTCACGGAAAACCAATGTTCGTAGTTCATACAGACCACCACGATAGACAAGCCGGAGCTGACGAAACTAAATCAACTCAGTTCAGAGGAGCTCGTTCTAATGTTGAAACTCTATCACAGATTGTTCCGGCATCAGAGATTTTTACACCGGAAGACGTAGCGACAATATCTATGGTAGATAGTGCTGATTACGCTTCCAAAAACATTACACCTGAAATGGTGATGAATTATGTGTATGGTACGTCAAAAGAAAAGAGTGCTAAAGAAAATAGAATGTTATTAGGTTTGGTTACTAACAAGTTATTGTTGGCGTTTAAAAACAAACCAGGGTTTTTAGAGACGTTGGTATTAAATTGTAAACCTTCAATCCTTTCAATCTTTAATAAGATTAAAGAACTAATGAAGACAAATAGATATGCTGACATATCTTCATTAGAAAAGAACAAAGAAGATTATGTTCAGACGATGAAAGGAAATCAAAATGTTCAGGTTAAAGATAATATCATCGTTCAGTATGGTGGTGGAAGTATGATGAGACCTGGGTCTTATGACAGATATACGCCATTTAGAAACAACCCTGAGGCTGACTTCCTTGTTATTGCTTGGCCACTTGGTTTATTACAGGCATCATGTAATCCATTTAAAAAAGAAAGAGAACTTAAAGGTGTTAACTTGGGTGAGATTGCTCAAGAGGTATTATCACATTGGGAAGGACAACTTAAAGAAAAACAAATACCACTTTCAACGATTAAATGGGTATCTGAAACTGCTGCAAAAGAAGAGTCAGTTGGATTTACCTTTAAGGATTTCGCAGCAATATACGGAGACAAATACTTGGATAAGAAAGATGGTGTTGAGACACTTATGGATATTAAATCTTTAATGGAAAAGAAATCAACTGAACTGACTGAAGAAGAATGGAGTGTGTTAGATGGTGTTTCAGTTCCTGTATGGGAAGTTATCCAAGCAAATTCAGGTGGACACAAGTGTATTACAAATATTTCAGGTTTGAATTACATCGGAAGAAGTAAAAGACCACCTCAGGGTAAACCTAAATACGATTCTGAAAAAGATGACTCACCTTACATCAAGTTTTTAAAGATGTTACAGAATAAATTTGTGAATGTTTTACAACAAAAGATTGAGGAAAGTAAGTAATTTATTTAAAGAACTCACAAACTTGTCCTTCTCTGATATCTAAATCTTCACAGGTACCACCTTCAAGTTCTAATACATACATTCCTTTACCGACAAACCTTTCACAAGGTTGAACCTCACATGGTTCACAGTAGTGGTGTATCTTATTAATTTTAAAATTCTTATCAATAAAGATAATGTCTAAAGGAATGATACAATTCATCATCCAAAAACTATGTGAACCATCACCCATGATGAACAACATACCGTCAAAATCGTCAAAAGTCTTGTTCATCATACCTTGACTGGTCTCAGAACTTTCAATTAATACTTTGACATTGAAACTATTTTTTTTTATTTTTAATAACATACTTATTAATAAATATTTCTATGAAAGAAAGTGCGGGAATTATTGTGAAAGTAAATGATAAATGTCTGGTTTGTAAGAGGGCTTCAGATGTTAATGAACCGGCAAAGTGGGCGATACCTATGGGTGGGATAGATGAGGGTGAAGACCCTAAAGAGGCTGCTTACAGAGAGTTCTATGAGGAGATGGGTGTTTCAGTTGATGGCGTTATTAAACCTTTAGTTAGGATTAATCGTTATAATAAGTTGGGAAACATAAAAAGTATTTTACATGTTTTTATTTTTAAAACCGATACTGAAATCATTCCTGATTTAGATGGTGCTGTGGATGGTTTTGAACACACAGAATGTGAGTATATGACTTTAGACCAAATTAAAGGGCTTACTATGTCATCAGGTATTAAGGAAGTTTTAACTGATGTATTAAACTTTTGATTTTTTTGATATATTTATTTGACACTACGGAATATTTGCCGTAAGTTTGTAAAAGATTTAACACTCATAGGGAATGAAAGATACTCGGTAGTTAAATCAAAAAAAAAGTTTACAAACTACTTGACAGAAAGAAAAAAAAGTCGTAAATTTGTAAAACAAATCGGAAATGTCCGAAACGTTCTTTGAAACAAAAAGATTATCCATTCAGTAGTTGATTATGAAACCTTCGGGTTGATTATGAGACATTTAATCTGATAAATGATAATGGGCCGTGTATGGTCCTTAAATAAACTACGAAAGTAGGATAAAGTGGTTTCCCTCGTGTTGAGGAAACTGCGGTTTGAAACCCCGTAAGGGTGATTGAACTCAAGTACACAAGTGGGATATCACCAAACCTTTAGTACCGAGGATAACTTCGTAGGGAAAATGGTAGGGTGACATGGCAAAGTAGATTGTCAGGTTGAGTTCGGAAGAACGATAAGAATAACCCATAGGAACTCTGTAAGAAATGTGACCATCCAGTTACATAATTGCGGGTCCCAATATGATAGAGGACTTAAAACCGAAAGGTAAGATAAAGAACGAGTGGTGTCGCTACTATCCCTAAGGAAGACCTACCAAGGTCTCTTTATGAAGTAATCTTGGAATATGGAGGTGGGGACACTTCACGGAGTAGTTTAGTATTTCGTTTCTCAAAAGGAGACGGAGCTTACGTTGGACCACTACTCTGACACATCTACAACACAAACCTAAAATTATTACAAAATAACAAAGGAAAAGTGTCCATCAGGTTTGAGTGAAAGGTGACTACATAGTAATGAGCCGTTCATTGCATACAGAGACCCCAAGTCAATGTGTATTGTTAAGAAAAACCTTTAGTCCCGCAAGGACGAACTGGGGTGGCAACCTCGGAAAGAGTTAAGTATTGATAGAGTAATTCAAACCTTAAGGAGTGGTACACCTAAAATACCGTCACTAAGAAATACTACCCAAAAGGTGGTGGATACGAAGGGAAACAATAATCCTTCAAAAGTTTCTTAACATAAGCTATAATCTCAGGCTTTTCTAATTTGACCTGTCAATTGACAGGTTTTTTTATTTATAGATACTTATGAACTATGACAATATTAGAAAATCTTAAAGAGGTATTACCATCATGGGCGGTGGTAACACAAAAGGAACTACCATATAAGATGGAGTATGAGATTAGACTTCAACCTACTTTGGATGAAGATGAACATTTTGCGTTAACACCAAAACTTAAGGAGGCTTGTCAGGGTAAGTTTATGGAAAGATATACTGTGGATATTGGTGAACACTTTTATATTTATACTAAAAAGTAATCATGACACAAGAAAAACTTAAAGAATTGGTTAACAAATACCCTAACAGTTACGAGTTGGGTGAGGAAGTTAAAAAAATTTATTATAAAAATAAAGAACAAAAAAATTTTAATTCTGGTGTTCTGTGGATAGGAATTTTATTCTTTTTCATATTTGCTTCACTTCTAACTTGGATTGTAACCGTTTAATTTCCTGACTTCAAACATATTTATAGTAAATTATAAATTATGTTACTAAAAATTGGGTCAAAAGGAGAAGACGTTAAAAAACTCCAATCAAAATTAGGTACCACTGCAGACGGAAGTTTCGGTCATGGTACAGAAAAATTAGTTAAAGAATGGCAATCGGATAACGGACTAACTGCTGACGGTATCGTTGGTGATGGTACTTGGTCTAAAATGTTTCCAACAACTCAACCAGTTCAAGTAGTTAAAGAAGATGTTGTTATACCAACAAGTTCTGAATTCAAATTACAAAATCTAAAAGGACATGTTCCTGACGCAGTAATTGCTCAAATCCCTGACACTGCTAAAAAATTCAATATTACTAACCCATTAAGATTAGCTCATTTCTTGGCTCAGTGTGGTCACGAGTCAGGTGGGTTTAAATCTGTTTCTGAGAACCTTAACTATTCTGCTGACGGACTTAAGAAAATCTTTGGTAAGTATTTCCCTGGTAATCTAAATGAATCATACGCTAAACAACCTGAAAAGATTGCTTCACGTGTTTACGGAAGTAGAATGGGTAATGGTGATGAATCAACTGGTGAAGGTTTTAAATTCCGAGGAAGAGGATATATCCAATTGACAGGAAAACAAAACTATACAAACTTCGCTAAGTTCATTGGTGAAGATACTGTATCCAATCCTGACTTGGTTGCTACCAAATATCCTTTGGCATCGGCAGCTTTCTTCTTTGATTCAAATAAACTTTGGTCAATCTGTGATAAGGGGGATGATGAAGCAACAGTCACGGCAGTTACAAAGAGAGTAAATGGTGGAATTTTGGGTCTTAATGACAGAATAAAACACTTTAATGAGTATTACAACTTACTTAAATAATCTAAGCCCCCTCTAAACAGGGGGTTTTTGATTAATGTGTTGATTATATAATTCAATTATTCTATCATTATTTAAACAAAAAAACATAAAACATGGGGATTATAATTTTTATATTGGGATATGAAAATTAAATTAGGTGTAGTTGAGAAACACTACTATGAGGGAGTTAGAGAGTTTGAGGAAATTGATTTAGAAAAGTTTCCAATAATCAAACAATATATGGATGTAAACCCTAATTGTACTGAACAAGAATTACTTTCTTATATTAAGAAAATTAAAGACGAGGAGTTCAAAAAATTTATAACAGAATTGAGTTGGAATTCCATAATTAAAGAAAACTTCAGTAAAAACAAGACTGAATTTAAAATAGAAATAGAGAAATGAATATATTAATAACTGGTGGATTAGGTTTTATTGGTTCTAATTTTTATAATACCTTTAAAAAGAAATATCCTGACTATAATTTAGTCATCCTTGATAGTGAGACATACGCAGCGGATGAAGATAACATTGAAGATGTTAGAAGTTCTAGAATAATCAAATTCAGTATTACTGAACGAGAAAGATTATTTGAGTTATTTGAAAATTACAAGTTTGACTCGGTAATACACTTCGCAGCTGAATCACATGTTGATAACTCAATATTAAATCCGATGGAGTTTGTTCAAACAAATATTATTGGAACGTTGAATTTGTTGGATGCTTCAATTAAGTATGGTATTAAATTATTCTATCACATATCAACTGATGAGGTTTTCGGACATTTAGGAGCGGTGGGTTCTTTTGATGAGAAAACTGCTTACGACCCAAGAAGTCCTTACTCAGCATCAAAGGCATCATCCGACCATTTTGTTAGAGCGTATTATCACACTTACGGATTACCTGTTGTGATATCAAACTGCTCAAATAACTTTGGGCCAAACCAACACCAAGAAAAATTAATTCCTACAATCATTAAAAGTATCCTTAATGGCAAACCAATACCAGTTTATGGTAACGGACAGAATGTGAGGGATTGGTTATATGTTCAGGACCATGTGGATGCAATTGATATGATATTCCACAAAGGTAAGGTGGGTGAAACCTATTGTATCGGTGGACGTAATGAACTAAACAATTTAAGACTGGTTAGGTTGATTTGTGATAAGATTGACAATATTAAACAATGGGAACAAAACTCACAGGACTTAATTACATTTGTTGAAGATAGAAAAGGACATGATTTTAGATACTCTATTGACTCAACCAAGGTAAAAGAACAAATTGGGTGGGAACCTAAAGTTAATTTTGATGAAGGGTTAGATAGAACGATTGATTTTTATTTCAAAAAGTTTGGAAATGAGGAATAGTCTGACTATATTTGTGTTATGAAAGTAACATTAAACATCCAACACGAAAAATTCGGTAAAGTATTAACAATGTCTTTTGTTGACGCAATTCAGACAAAGTTATTTTTAAAACTTGTGAATGATGCTATTGATAACGGAGTCGCGTTCAGATACTTCAACGTGACTGATACATTAGTACATATTCCTAACAAGATTTTAGTTGAATCTTTAATCACGACTGAAATGGAGTTTGTGACATTTTCTGAACAAGTATTGGCTAAAGTAGGTGAGGTTAAATAATCTTTGTTAAACAAAGTGGTGGACCAACTTCCGGGTTGGGCTCAAAAGGGAACATTAGTGTTCCCTTTTTTCTTTTTATTTGTATTTATATATAAAACTATTACTATGTCTAAAATTATTATAACTAAAGAACAATTGAAAAAATTGAAAAACACTTTGTCTGAAGATGTTAAATCAATTACAGAAGATAAAGATGGTAACTATATGGCAAAACAACAGTTATTTACCATTGGTACTTTAGCATTACAAATGTGGGAGATTATGGAAGATGATGAACAGTTGGATGACTGGATGGAATCTAAAATTGCTCAAGCGGAACAATCAATTACCTCAGTAGTTAAAGCATATATGTATGACGAAGTGGTTGACAATATGAAAGGTATGGAAACCTTAAACTACAATGATATTGTTATTGGTAAGTGATGAAAAATAAAAAACTTATAACTGAAGAAGGTAAAAATAAATTTTACCTATACAATCCTATTCCTATTGTTAAACAGGAGGCAGTATTTGTTATTCAAGAAATTTTAAAAAGTCGCAATTTGAATTTTGAATGGGGGGAAAATGTTGATTTAAATACTTTTGATGTGGTTAACCGAATGAGGTTTAAAGATTATATTAATCGTGTCGTTAAGTATAAAGAGATTAGAGGACATGCGATTGAAGGATTAATGGCTGGTTTATTTGGAGGGGTTCTTAATGAAAGTAAAAGTGGGGTATGGGATTACGAAATTAGACAAGGACAAGTTGAACAGAAATTTTTAAATGATAGTCAAGAAAGTCCGTCAATAGGAGGTTTTACAAATGCTTTAAATAGTTTGGGAACAGATGCGGTTAAAGATATTAAAAATACCCTATCAAATTATGGGATAACAGGGACCAATTTATTTTTGATAAATGACGATAGTTTAACTGAATATAAGAGAGAAATTTTAAGAAAGATACTTGTTGATATTACATGTATTACATTTGATTCTGTAGATAGATTAAAAACATATTATTTAACAAAAGAAAACGCTGTTGAATTATTTTCAGACGCTAATAACATAAGAAAACCAAGAAAATTAAGTTCCAATGAGTTAAGAGCGTCTTCTGATGTTTTTATTAATGATGGAAATTCTTTCGACATTATTAAAGCAAAAGTAAAACCAGAAGAATATGAAGAATATATGAATGTTACCCAAAGAGATATAGAAGTTGCTAAAATTTTTGGTCCTTATGGTGAAAAGATTAGACCTGATATTTTAAATTGGATTCAACAAAATAAAGAAGAATTTAAAAATTTAGTTAATACATTGTTATAATGAAAGTAGTAATTACCGAAGAACAATACAAACAAATGTTAAATGAAGATTTGGGTGTTAGTCGTGCGACAATTCCTTTTATTAATATTGTCCTTAATGAGGTTACACCAATTGTTGAAGACATGACATTCAATAAAAAAAATGATTTGGAGACAATTAATTTAGACTACAACACAATGAAACAAGTTGTTAAGTCAGAACCTGATTCATTTATTGAGTTTCCTGTTGAAGGAATGGATATTGAAATTAAATTTGGTTATGTGAAAAAACCTAATAGTAATGCTAAGTTTAAAACAGGTGGGGCGATGTATCAGATTAAGAAAGAATCTAATGGTGAATCTTACATGAAACTTCCCTCACTTGAAATACCTGAAAAAATACTGAAAGAAATTAATAAAACTATCATAGGTAAAATGGAGGTTGAAGTTTTAATTACCCCAACATTTGAACCTAAAGATATTGATGATTTGATTGATGATTTAAGAGATAGTATTACTCATGAAATGTTACATCTATATGAGTTCTATAAAAGATGGGAGTCAACGGGTAAGGGTGAGATTGATTTAACTAAAACATTTGCTGGTGGAATTAACCCAAATGTCCCTAAAAAGATTTTCAAATATTATAGTGATTTTTTAGATTTGGTTTATTATTCTGAACCATATGAATTAAACGCAATGTCACAAGAGGCTTATTCAAAATCATTTAAGATGACACCTGAAGAGTTTACAAAATCACCTTATTGGATTGCTGCAGATAAAATGGAAAAGTTTAACGCTGACCAGTTCTTTGATGGGTTGGTAGATGTTATCAAACAAAGAAGTGGTGAGGATACTCTTGTTTATCATTTAAGTAATTTACATAAATTCTATATGAAACAGTATAAACAAATTGCTAAACAAAATAATAAACCAGTACCAAAGGACATAGAGAAAACAAATAGTATCTACGATTTGTTTAAAATGTATGAACCAAGAATTAACAAAGCTGGTAAAAAATTAAAAAGAAATTTAGGTCGTGTTTATGGAATTGAAAAATCTTAACATATTATTTTTTATCTTACTATTCACATCTTGTACTAGTTTTGAAAATCTAACTGATGACAGAACAAGACCTGAGGATGATGAGATGTATTGGAACAGGACTGAAGAGTTTTGGGTAACACATCACGAACCTAAAGCAAGACCAGTATCAAGTGAGGATTATTACGGTAACAGAACTGTATTACCTGTAACATATTACAACAACTATCCTGATTATAACTACTATAATAGAAACAACAATTATTACCCAACGTATAACT